GGATCTCGTCTCTAAGTTTTAAGTCCTCAGTTCGACTTTATTGATCGAGGTCTTTGCAGATTTTCTCGAAGAATTTTTATTCATTACCCAGGCATAATATTCTTGAGCCTTGAGCAAAGGATCAGAGCGTTGCATTTCAGCAGCAAATTCTACTGCTAATCTAATACACTCTAACCGAATTTCTTTGTCTGTTAATGTGGCTAAACCATCAGCCATTGTTTAACATTTCTCTTAATTTAAAAACTTCATCAACGTTTCTCTTATGATTAGGATGCATTTTATCCCAATACGGAGAACCTTTTTGTTGAAGCTCATCAAGTTGTCTTTGTAATTCCTTAGCACTCATATAGTCAGAGCCTTCGCCTTTTACAATTTCATCTTCAGATAATTTATCTGCAAGTGATGAAAAAGCTTTAATTAGAGCGACATTATCGCCTAATTTAGATCCGTTTTTCAAAATTGTATTATTAAGAAATTCTGATCCAAGAGTATTAACTGCTAACCGTTTTGCCTGGTCAAGACGCTTATTGTATTCTGAACCGAAGTCTCTTTTTAATACAGCTTCCGACTCCAGCCTTGTTGCATCTATTTGCGATGCCTCTTTACTAAGAGCTTGTTGATTTAACTCATTATAAAATTTAACAAGATTTTCAGCTTGTTTCGGAAGTAATCCATTTCTTTGAGCTACTTCGTTAAAAGATTTTAATGTGTTTTCATCAACCTCTTGACCTTTATCAAATTTATATTTGTATTGGTCTGGTTTTTCTGGCGCACCAAGTCTTTTATATACTTCCTTCCAGTCTTCATCGGTAGCATATTTATTTGGAACTGGAATTTTATCCAGTCCAACCATCTTTTGTGCGTGAAGATAACTTTTAACAAATTGATTCATATCCTCAAAATTTGCCAACGCTTTATCTTCCTTGTATTCATTTGGAATTAAAGATTTAAAATCAACCTTCGGTTCCTCTTGAGTTACTGGTTGCGATTGATCTGCAGGTTGAGTAGTTGTCTCTATTGCTGCAGGTTGAGCTGGTTGCTCAGTTGTCTGTGTTTGATCCATAAGATTACTCCTTATTTTTTTTGATCATCGCTTTAATAAATAATAAGACAGATCTCTGTCCTTCTAAAAAAGCAGTTTCGTAAGCACTATCTTTCGAGAATGTGCTAACAAACGAATGAAATCTTAAATCGAGATCATTCAAAACTCTTTTAGCTTCTTCGGATCCAAATGAAATTCTGTAATCCTCACGAAGCTGTAAAATTTTTTTATTATTGTTTTGGTCCGTCATTTACGACTTTTGCCAATGGAGCTGCGTTTCTTGCCATTTCTGTTTCTTGCAGCATTTGTTGCTGTTCCATTTGTTGTTGCGCTTGCGCTGCTCTTTGCGCTCTTATTTGCGCTACTTCATTTTCACTTTTCATTAATTTAGCAGGCAATCCCAAAGTAGCTTGAAGATGTTTTACTAAACCTGGTTCATCCAACCAATCTTGAATTGGAATAACCTGGGATATACTTCCAAAGATTTCCAAAGCTCTCGTAACACTTTGTAATTCCATAGAGCGTTGAGCCACCGCCATTGGTGAAACGTATTCAATTTGAATTTGTTGGTTTTGTAAAATCTCTGGCGCTTGAATAAATAAATTTTTTCTAAGCATGATGTTAAAGCAACGAATAATTAATGGATGCAATAATTCCTGCTGCAGCCGATACAAAACTGGACCGAGTATTCTCATCTTTTCTTCGTTACGCTGGACCACTTCTGTTGCGGTTTGATTCCGCTCTGTTGACATAATTAACTGGTCCACATGAAAAGTTTTGGATATAGCTTCTCTTCGCTGATTTTCCATTGCAATTCCGAGCTGGTTATTGCTTCCGATTTGCAATGGTTCAATACGATCACGAGAGCCGCTTCTATAATAATTAATTGATCCAGGAGCTGTTCTAATTGTACTTAAGCTAACCTGATCATCTGGAACCATGAGAACTGGATCCACCTGTTTTTGGCTTGCTTTAAGCATAACCTCGACCATCTTGTTCAGTACCTTAACCTCGCTTAAGGCTGCCATGGCAGGCGATCTTCCGTATATTTCAGTAGAAGATTTAAGATAACGAGGAATGACGTATGGCATTTCCTTAAATCCACCGATAGAAATAATATGACCATTCTCATATTCGAAATATATGCTTTGTATTGGCATATTTTTCTTATCAAGCTTGTTCTTGTTGTAGATCGTTCGAGGTCTGCAGCAATGCACTACCTCGACTTCTTCGAGAGGTGATTTTAAATGTTTTCTTTGAATTTCCTGACTGACATTATCATAACCAAATTTACTGATTGCATTTGCTAGACTCAATTTAAATTTTCGGTAAATAAAATCCACGAATCCTTTTTCGTTTTCTTCGATGAAAATTTCTCGAATGTGGCGAGTTGAAAATCTAAACACATCCTCTTTATCTTCTTCGATTAAAACACAGCTTGTACCAAAAGCCACAATGTCGTGATAGCACTCAAAAATTTCCTGCTGAAAGTTTGACTTTGCAAAAGCATTATACATTCTGTTCGTTGCATCATCGAGCCACTCTTTCGCTTCATCCATGGCGTTTAATCCTGTTTCGGTAAATCTTAATGCAAACCATCTGTTGGCGCTTGAAGTTAAAAAGCCATGAAGAGAGGATGCCAATAATTCCAAAGCATGAATAGCGGTTCCATCAAATACTAAAGCATGTCTTTTATCTCCTGGAGATCTTTCTTTTGTGATGTCCGCTTTTCTTGGCAAACAATAATCTGAAACCTGCTGCCAATGATTTTCCCAGTTTCTTCTCTTCTCAATAAGTTTTGATAAATTATCCTGTAGCTCTTTTGAGAGATCTCTTAATTCTTGTGATTGCATTAATTATCCTAGTAAAGCTTTTTTGCCTAGAGTGATGTCCTCATCAACTCCTGTGTTTGATTTTAAAATTAAAGCCGATCTTCCTCTGCGATTGCCAGATAATTTTCTTTTATCCGCCATTTGCGCTTTTGTTGGACCAGTAGGCTCTTCTTTAACCGCTTGCTGTTGGACCTGTTGTTGTTGTTGTGGCGGATCTTCATAACCAATTAAATCTCCTACAAATCCTCCCATATTATTCCTCCTCTCCTAATAAACTTTTTTGATATAATTCTGGATCTGACAACAAACCAGTACCTGTCTTAATGGTTGATCGCCTTCCAGTTCTTTTTAATTCGCTTGCCTGTAATCTTTCCAGCTCTTCCTTTTTTCGTTCTTCATCATCAAATGATGGCACATCCTTGACATCAGGCATTATCATAGGTGGTGGACTTGGAATCTTAGGCATCAAAAATGACATTTTAATTTCCTCATAATATATTGTATCTGTTGTCTGCTAGTTCTTGTTTATTCCTGTTAAATATTTTTTGTTCATTCAATCCTACCGCCAGGTATCTCATTGCATCGCATCCGTGCGTGCTGAAATCTCTAACTGGTTTCAGTTTAAAAACTCTTTCCTTATCACTAAATTTTCTATGATAGTGTCTAAGCGCTCGAATTAATTTAGAACACTTATCGCCATCGAAATAACATCTGGGTAAAAGCATCTTTGCTGCATGGATGCCATCATCAAGCTTTACTCTTGGCGCTATTCTAAATCTTACTTTCATCTGGTAAGCCACTTCTCTAAGTGATTTTCCAGATTCAAATGAAGTCTGCTCTAAATCATGAGGACCTATATGCTTGTCGTAAATATAGTCCTTTTCCTTTAAAATCTGTGCGTAATGCGGAAAGGCGAATTTTATGTCCTCCTCGTAGTCAATAATATTGATCGACTGCGAAACCTGCTGGAAAAAGATAATGGCTGTCGCATCCGAAAAACCTATATCCCAGGCGGTCGAAACTAAATAACCTGGATCGTAAGGAACTCTTCCAATCTGCTTTTTGTCCTCCAAGGTGGAAATAAGATCTCCATAAATTGAGCCAACTATATTTCCTATAAAACTGCACTCGAACTCTTGCGCATATTTCTCATTTCCCATGACTGCTCTTGCAGCCGCCAATTCGTCATCGTCAATTATCTTTGTGTCCGAAACTTTGGCTTTGTATAGAAACCATTTAGGATCAGCTTGCGCCTTTTGATAATAATCATAAAACAGATTATTCATTCCT